CTGAGGCTGTCGGGAAAACAGGTCATCGTCGAGGTCGTGACGGAAACGGACGATGACGGTGACTGGTCCGCAACGCTGGAAATCTTAATCGACGATGATGCGTGGTCTCAATACGAGGCCGGGAATGGGTACAACGGACTCAGGGACATGGAGATTGCCATTGAGGATCTTTTTGTGACGGACGACATTGGGCCGGATAACGTCATCGTGCGGATCGAGCACCACGAGGGGGTGCTGGTGTGAGGGCGAACAATAAACTGTACGAAGCCGCAAAGGCGGTCGTTGATATATTCGACCGCCAAGAAGCCCGCGAACTGCGGCACACCGCGCTTTTGCGAGATGCCGCCAATTGTGCCAGGGCTGGCAACACGAAACGCGCCGAAATGTTTAGGAGACAGGTTGACAACGAGAAACGTGAGGTCTTCGTCTACGAGGATGCTTTGAAAAATCTGCGAAAAGCTGTTTTGAGGTATGGAAAATGAACGGAAATAACGAAATCGTGATAGGCAACGCGATCGCTCACGCCGTGTGCGTTGGATGGGTGATGATCGCTGCCATCTGTGGATCCGGCTTTTGGGCTACGCTGGGGTTGGTGGCGCTTTTGCTATCGTTCGGATTTTTGGATTAGGGGGATGGGGATGATGGTAAAAAACGGAGATTTGAAGATCGTCCACACTTTTGACGCTCGGCTGCTGATGGCACAACAGGCAATGAATCAATTGCTTACGCCTGAACTTTTTTCCCTGGTATGCCAAAAAGCCGAGGAAGACGGCGAAAGCGCATATGCAAGTTTAGCGCGAAATGCGTTCAAAATTGCCGACGCTATGCTAGAAGAATGGAAACGTTATGGCGAAACGCAGGTGAAATTTGAGGAGGAAAACGGATGAAACACAGTATGTTAGCCGATACCCGCATGATGTTAGCGCAACTCGCCATGAGGGAGTTGCTGAAAAAGACGATCGTCAACCCGTTGGACGAAAACAGCAATTGCCCTGAAACGATCGAGATCCTTGCGATTACGGCCTTCGATATCGCGGACGCCATGATCGAGGAATATGGTCGACGCGAACAACCCGTGGGCGGACTGGATGCGGACGCCTACAAGATGACGAGGATCACGACATGAGGATACTCGGTATTGATCCCGGCTCAAAGATAACCGGATGGGGGCTAATAGGATCGTACACAACCGGTATCGAACATATCGCCCATGGTGAGCTGAAAGCCCCCTGCAAGTTATCGCTAGACAGGCGTGTTGACCGCCTTTTGATGCAGTATCGTGAACTACTCGATGAGCATAACCCAGGCTTGGTAGTGATGGAAGAACCGCATTTCCGAGGGGCGAAAATGCTTAATGCGATGCGGGCGCTCGATGCCGTGAAATGGTCGTTTCGGACAGCGACAATCTATCCAGATTGGAAGACGTATAGCGCGTCTGAGATCAAGCGGTCGGTATCGAGCGGCAAGGCCACGAAACAACAGGTGATTTGGTCGATTGCGGCGATTTTCGGGATACCGCCGACGACCGAACACGAGGCCGATGCGTTGGCGGCTGCCATATGCGCCGCCAATCGCATCCCGGTCGGAGCGAGCTAATGTAATCCTGGGTGGCTGGGTGGTTGGGCCTGGCCGCCCGGAAAGGAGGTGGAACGTGAGCGGATGGATTGAAACGTACGATCCGGGCAAGGTGAAATTTTACGTGCAACCATCGCCCGACGGCGGATTGCACGGGTTTTTCGATGATAGCGAAACCGTTATTCCTTTTCGTGATATGGCAGACGTGGAACGCCGGATGGCTAAAAATATCGCCGATTGGCGGGAGAAAATCGAAATCGTGGAATATGAGGCGGCGATGTCGGCTTTTTGAGGGGGATTTAATGATGCGGAAAACCAAAAATTATGGGGATCCGATCGAGCTTTATTGGTGGGACGGTGATCCAGATTATTATCTTGTGCGGGGGCATCTGCCGCCAGAAAAGGCCGCGAAAATACTCGCCGAGTTTTGGATGGTTGCAGATTACGAAATAGAGCTGGATACCCCCCAACCAATGTGGGCGCAATGGCATTGGTGCTGGATGGATGGCGAAAGGCAGCAGATGTTAGAGTTGTATCCCGAAAAAAGGCGAGGGAGATTCCCGGTTATGTGCGCAGACGTGCAGAATGATTCGCCGGAGAAAACGTTTTTCGAATTATTAGCGAAGAACGACGAAGAAGAAGCGCCGATTGATTACGGTAAGATAATTTTGAACGAAAAATAAGGAGAAAATTATGGAAGAACGAATGTTGAAGTGGTTCGCTTACGAACATTTGCCGGAAAAATTGCAGGAGATTTCGAAACCGTTCGGCGACCTGGCCCAGAATATCGTAAAAACGATTGATGGTGGCCCCGAACGCACCGTGGCCCTGCGGAAATTACTGGAAGCGAAAGACGCCGCCGTCAGGGCCAAATTGCATCCTGGAGGATAAGAAATGCATTCGCCAGAATTTTGCCATAAATGCATGCGCCATTTCTATTTCCCCCATGGCGGTCGATACCAGAAGAAAGTAAAGATATACGTTTTCTGTGGGATTTGCGGAAGATTCGTCCGCTCGCTACGTATCCGGCCATGGGACGCGATCATTTTGTGGGCTATAGATTCAGAGCGTCCCCACATTTCGATCGAATACGACATCAACGAGCATATCGAGACGGGCCATTTCTGGCGCCGCCGAGTCTTCCTCAATCTGCAGAAAATAGCGAATCAGGTTTTGGATCGGAGGCCAGCCGGGTATCCATCCGGCTTTATCTGATCCGTGCGAAATGTTGACCAGAATGCGATTCTTTTGGAGGGGAAAACGTGAAACCGTACTAAAACAAACGCCGGGGATTGGGTTGGGGAATCCGCCCCGGTGATCGTTTTTGAAAGGAGGAGGCATGAGCGTTGTGTGGAGCGATCTTGGGGACAATACCGTGCTCGCTGAGGTTTTGAGGGGCATCCAGGAACTTGAGCGTCGCCGGAAATACGCCCCGTATACCGAAGAAATCGAGAAAGCCGGGGATCTGATTTTTGAGATTATACAAGAGTGTTGCAAGGAGGAAGAATAAGGCCCGAATATGACCGATGAATTCGCGAACGGCCTTACCGGTCGTTTTTGGGGCGGTTTGCGATTTTTGGTGGGCTTATGTTGATTGGAGGATGGTGAAAATGGAGAAGATCGACGTTCAATATGAAGTTAAAAATTGGAATAAAAGCGCGGAATGGTCTGCCGAGGGTATTGATTATGTGCTCGTGAGGGTTCATGGATCGGAGAAATGGGTTCGCATTACGATTGAAAACGGAAATTTAAAGTTGGAGCGTGTCGAGTTGAGCGTGGTTGAGGGGAAACGGAAAATCGAGGTGGTGGATGATTATGTCCATATCCAAGCGTAAATCAGCGATTGTGCTCGATCTTGAGATCGAAAAGGCGATTTTGGGGAAAAATGAGTTGCCCCAGGAAGGAGTCGAATATTGTTCCGGATGGGGCGATTGTCTCGGGATGGGTATCGCATGTGTTTGCGTATACGATTACCTGCTCGATGAGTGGTTGGTCTTCCATAAGGCGAACATGCCGGAGCTAGTGAGGTTGGTCGATGATCGTGATCTGGTCGTCGGATTCAACAATATTTCCTTCGATAATCGGGTCCTAAGGGCCCATGGGGTTGATATCGACAAATACAAATGCTACGATATTTTCCACAAAGCCCGGAAAGCGGTCGGGGGATGGACATCGAGAGGCATGGGACTCAACAATTTTGCCCTTGCAAACGGATGCGGATCGAAAAACGGAAACGGGCATCTTGCCCCTATCCTGTGGCAACGGGGAGAGCGAGAAAAGGTCGTCCGGTATTGTCGGAACGACGTCCAGATGACAAAAGCCCTGTTCGATAAGGTTTGCCGGGATGGTGAGTTGCAAGATCCGCGCGGTGAGCATTTTCGAATGATACAGATGGAAAGGCCATGGTGATGGATGAGACGAAAACGGAGATCATCATCCAGAAATTTCGAGAGTGGCGTCTACAAAAATCGGGGATGACAATCAATCAAATCGGGAAGGCTCTTGAGTATGATCCTGGAACAATATGTCGGGTAGTTAACGGCAAAGAGCTGCCATCGAAAACGCTGTTTTATCGAATGAGAAAGATTGTGATTCGGGCCAAAATGTGACACTGCTTGACTTTCCATTGCTTCTCCTTTATGCTTAAAGTTACGTAATATCCCCGCATTGCCCATTACGATGCGGGTCATACGGGGCAATGCCCCGTATTTTCCAATATTTCAAACATTGCAAACAATCTAGAATTAATGCGCATAGCCCGATTGCCCCTATATTTCCAACAAACACCTTGATTTTCCCGAACAACACATGTTATCGTTTATTTAGCGTAATTTACGTTAATCTCTCGCTCTGAGTGGTGTCGGCAGCAAGAGAAAGAGTCACTTTATGCCGACACCAGAAGCAAAAAAGCCCGAATGTCATAACGATGTTCGGGCTTTTTTTGTCTTTGTCAAGAGAGTGAACTTGCTTTGTACTTTGATGTCCCTTTTGGAACCTTTTTGAACTTTTTGATATGTCATTTCATCATGCGGCATTTGACGAATACTGTAAAGGTAGAACGTTAAAAGAGATAAGTCAATCCAACGGGGTGTCACTAAGTTCAATAAAAAAATGGTCGGCTAAGGAGAACTGGAAGGATAAAAAAAGGGATCTTGAGGGAAGATGGGCTGAAAAGAAAAAAGAGCTAAAGGAAAACTTGTTTGATCTTATTGCGAAAGAACAAGACAAACACATCCGGTCTATCTCCCGTATTGTTAATTTGAGCATTAGCGCGATAGAAGAAGAAGCAAGCAAGGCCGCTGAAGGTAAAAAGATAAACGAAAAGAAAATTTACAATCTCGAAAGGGTTGTTACCGTTGCGAATAAAGCTGTCAATATGTTTCGTAATGCTGTTCCTGATTTGCCTGAGTATTTGGCCGAAGAGATTATTCGCCAAGTTAGTCAAAATGAAGACGATTAGTGTTCATAGGTGCAAAAGACGCATTCACAACACGAAATTTGACAACAGGCCAAAGACTCTCGAAGAGTTCTTGGATCGATCGGGTTTCAAGCCGCACAAGGAAACGCAATGGCAAGTGATGATACATCCTGCCCGATTCAAGATCCTCGCTGCCGGTGCTCGTTTCGGAAAATCGATGTTGGCCGGTGCGATCGTGGCATGGACCCTGCTGCAAGACAACAAGCGGATCTGGATTGTCGGGCCTACCTATCAACTCGCATTGAAGGAATTCACCTGGGCAATGGAGTTTTTGCACAATTGCGGATTCGGTCCTGATAAGGCGCTCAAGTTCAGCAATCCCACTAATGGATCGTCCCATATCGAATTCCCCTGGAAATCATTTTGCACCACCAAATCAGCGGACAAACCGTCAAGTTGTCTCGGAGAAGAATTGGACCTGCTTATAATCGCAGAAGGCCCGAATATAGCGGAAAGAGTTTATACCCGTTATCTTCGGGCACGTCTGGGTCCACGTAATGGCGATATGCTCATTCCGGCAACACCAGCAGGGGATAATTTTGTTTTCGACATGTACAAAAAAGGACAAGACGAGGAAGAGCCGGAATGGATGTCCTGGCAATTTCGCGTTATTGACAATCCGCATTCAATCAGCCAGGAAGAATATGAAAAGGCTAAACGCGAGTTGCCTGAGTCGATATTTGCCGAGCAATACGACGGCAAATTCTGTCCTGCACATGGGCGCGTATATCCTGAGCTGGAGTCAGACACGCATGTCATCGATGTAATGCCGAAGGGATGGGAAGATTGGCCGAAAATATACGCTATTGATTTCGGCTATACCAACCCGTTTGCATGTATTTGGATTGCTATTTCACCGGATCTCGAATATTACGTGTATGATGAACTGTACGGATCGAAGGTGATCGTCGAAAAGTGGGCGCCGAAAATACTTGAGAAAAACAAAGGACATCGTATTTTGTATGGCGTGTCGGACCATGACGCCGAGGACAGAGCAACTTTGCATGAACACGGCGTGCGCACAACAAAGGCCTGCAAAAACCTGCCAATGTTTGTTGGTGGTGGAGAGCATAGGGGCGTTCGCCGAACCATCCAGGTCGTAAAGGCCTTGCTCATGAAGAGAGATAATGGCCGCCCGCGCCTGTTTTTTTTGAGAAAATGCAAAAATTGTATCCGGGAGATGATAAATTATCGCTGGCCTGAGTCGAAGGAAGACAGGGCCGAATCAGAATTGCCGCTAAAGGTCGATGATCACTGTCCGGACGCTCTAAGATATGGCGTCTTTTCGCTAGAAAAAAAATATAACTGGGGATACTGGAAACGCTTATGGAGCGCCTAGCCCGATATCAACACTATTCTTCATACGTTCAAAAAATCCGAGAGAAAATCGGACTTTATCGCGGATGGGTTGAGCCGCAAGACCTAGCCGCTGAGGCATACGAAGCATACAAGCAAGACCTGATTATCAAATCAAATATTGATCACCTCACGCTATGCGCATCTGGGCAGGATTGGTACATTGAACCTGAGAACAAAAAAGACGCTCAAGCGGCCGCTATTGTTGAAACGGGCCTTAAAAAAATTGAGGGGTTCAACCATGCACGCAAATCCCTGTCGATGTCCGCCTTCGAAGGGTTGACGTTACAGAAAAAATGCTGGAGCTATGGAAACGAGGAAATATGCGGAATACGAGGAAAATGGTCGATACCTCGATCTCTCGAAGAGGTGTCGTCACGCCGCCTGAGAATAGAGAGATCCGTGGGCAACAGAGACCAATGCTATTGGACGATTTGGAAATCAAATCTTGACCGCTACGTCATTTTAGAGTCTCAGCCAGAAGCCCAGCACAGTTTGCATGATTACGTTTGGTCGTTTTGGGAGAAAGAGGAGGCGAACCCTTACGGCGAAGGGCTCGCGCATATCCTGTTTTCGACAGCATACATCAAGTCTAAAATTTTGCAATACCGGGCTTCTCTCGCCGAAAGGTGGGGAAAAGAGCCCTGGATAAAGGCCAAGCTAGATCTCTCTGCCGGGATTCTAGCTGATACCGTTCTAGGGCCTCAATTCCAATCGGTGTCTTCCAGGGCCACCGAGGCGATGGAAGTTTTCAAAAAGATGCGTGCCGGTAAAATTCTCGTCCAGGCTGGCGAGGACGATTTTGATCTAATTGAAACCGGTGCTGCCAATGATGGAATACTCGATAATTTCCTCCGGTATCTGGACGAATTGCTTGCAATTGGCATCCTCGGAGCGACGCTCACAACACAATCCGGATCAGGGCATTCGTTTGCTCAATCTCAGACGCACCAAACGACAATAGACGCCCGCGCGGAATATCTGAAAAATCGGATCGAGAACGACTATTCGAAGTACCTGATTACCGATTTTGTCAGGCGAAACTGGATGCATTTTGTACGGATCGGCCTGCCAGGCAAACTCAATTTCAAGATCCGATCCGAGTCGCAATCAAAAATTGAGAGAGAAAACAAAAAAGAATACGTCTCACTGGTGATAGACAAACAGATCCCGGTTGAAGAGGCTGAACTGTACGAAACAATTGGATTTGGCGTTCCTAAGCCAGACTCCAAAATTTTTATCTCCACTATCCAACAACAACCGTCAGTTGGGGGGCTTTCCCCCCAATCCCCTCCCATTTCGTATCCGTCATTTCAAATGCAGGAGAGCCTTGGGGGCTCTCCCGCCCCTTTTCTTTTGGGAAACGGGCCGGAGGGCGAAATATTAGCCAAATTATGGCAGACTTGAAATCTGAGTTGGTCACGGCGATCGCCGAGGACCGGCTGTCAGATGCGCAAACGACAGCGGATATAATCGCGCAATATGTAATGTTTCTCAGGCAAATTGGTGAATTACATGGCAGACACGACGTTGTTAAGCGAGTTCGTGAGCAGGTTAGAACAAATAAGGCGTCTTTGGGTATTGCGGGTGCCTGAACTCGCAGGAGATTATAAAGAGGTCCAGGAGGTTTATGCTAAATCGCCGGATGCATTTTCAATCGCCGGAGAAATCAGAAAATCTGTGCTAGAGTCCGCAAAATTGAGTTTTGAAGATGCGCTTCTAAAGGGCATGTCTCAATCGGATTGGACCTCTGAGGCCCGTGAAACCTGGGCGAAGAAGGCAATCATCTCCGCCGAGAAAAATCTTGACGCCCGGCTTGGCACGATATACCGGACAAATATGGCAACGGCTATGGCCAGGGGGCGAATCGAAAAAGGCCGGAAATATGGCGTTGTCGGGTTTATGCGCTCCGCAACACATGATGGCGACGCGAGAGATAATCACGTCAGGGCCGACGGCCTGCATTACTCGATCAATTCGCCGGACATAGACTGGTTTTCGTTGCCTTGGGGATATAACTGTCGTTGCACTGATATACCCCTGTCTTATATGGCAGCGAGAGAAAAAGGGCTGCTGAACGAAAATGGAGATTACGTTGGAATGACGAGAGAACAGTGGATTCGTATTGGTGCATTTCCGGACGATGCCTTCGAGAGAACGAGGAGCGTTGCATAATGATAGACCTGAAATTTAACGAAAAATTAAAAAAATTGGTCGGAAAGAAATCTCGTGGACAGGGGTTGCAATCTACTGTGAAATATAGCTGGATGCGAGAGCCGAACGGTTGTTACACGATTTTTGAGCTCCCGATTTTCGAGCCGACAATATCCGGCGAGAAAAAATTTGATATGGCCTGGATAAAAAACGCAATCTCTGTTTTCAATAAAAAAAAGTTAAATGGCAGGTATCCCCGGGCTCACCTGGGCCATCACGATTTCAAGCTACAAACAACTAAAAACCAACCTGGGGCCGGATATATGGACTGGTTGCAGCTCAAAGGAAACACGGTTGTGGCCGACATCGTTGGGATTCCGCCGGAAGTTTTCCAAGAAATCCGTTCAGGAAAATACCCGTTTCGTAGCATCGAATCGCTAGACGGGAGATCATTTACGTCCCTTGCATTATTAGAAAGTCGTGAGCCACATTTCGATCATTTCCCGATTCTGATTCTTGAGGAGTCTGGTAGACAGTTTTCGTTCCAAAGCTGTTTTCCTTTTCCAGATACGGCCCTTGAGCGGTCTGAATCACCGTATTTTTTTCAAAAAAGGAGGCAAAAATTGCCTGTAACAAAAGAGAATCCCGCTATTTTTCAGGACATGCCTCCTGAAAAAAAGAAGGAAAAGGAAGATCCTGAAGAGTTTCAGGATGATCCAGCAGTTCCGCCTGCACCGGCCGCACCTGAGGCGCCGCCTGCATGGGTAGCCGCATTGACGGCCAAACTAGATCAAATACTGAGCCATCTGGCGACACAATCAAAATTGTCGCCCCCGGCAGAGGAGGCAAGCCCAATCGTGAATCAAAATGCATCACCTGAAGTCTTGCAACTGCAAAAACAGGTGCAAGAAATGCAAGCGCTGACACAAAAACAAATCCAGCAAAATCATCAGGCAATCCAGATGCAGAAGGCGCGCCAAACAATCGACGCGAAAGTGGCCGAGCTGCAATCACAGGGCCTCGTATCATCCGAAATTTCCGCGAAAGCGTACGAATTTGCTAAAAGCGGCACGGACGAGAGCGTTCAAATGGCGTGTGCGTTTTTGGACAGCGTTTCGCAATTCCACAAGGCGCAAAAGCCGGACTCACACCCGGTACAATTTCAGTCTTTCCTGGCTCAGAAAGAAATCAAGGAAGACCCCGTGATCATGCAGGCGCAACAGAAAGATCCTGTGCTGGTTCAGCGTGCGCATGAGATCTACCAGAAAAACATCGAGGAGGGCGGGAGCGTATTTCAGCAATCGTTCGCGACCCCAGAGTCGTTCGTCCGGATGGTGATTCGCAATCCAGAAATTGCACAAAAATATTACAGCTAAGGAGAAAAAATTTTGGATCCAACTTTAGTTTCTCAGGTCGACTCCGCTGAAAAGGGAATGACCGAGGCCCTGCATTTTAAGGTAAAAAGTGCGGAGGCCCTTATTGCACAAGCCTTAGCGGCCGTCAATGCCGCTACTGGCCTGCTGGAATTTATGGGCAGTGACTTTTCCGCGATCCCGTCGGGGACAGTCGTGAGCCCGGAGACCGGCACAAGCATGACCGGTACTGCCCTGGGGACGGAAGCCGATGTCGGCGTTGCCGTTGCCGGGGGAAAGCTGAAATACCTTTCGGTTACAGGCGTGGCCAGCGTGGCCGATATTTCGAAAGCCGTGTACGCCACAGATGGACAGACATATACGCTTACCAGACCGAGCACCTATGCCGCCCCTGTCGGGGTGATTGTGTACAAAAACAACGGGTCCACCAATACTTATTGCTGGGTTTACCTGTTCTCGTTCGTTGATTCGTGCAAGTTACATATAGCCGGGGGAAATAAAGAATGCAAATACCTCGGATGGCTCGAAGGCTCGAACCTAATGGACGTGACAGATGCCACCGTTGTATTTACAAAACCAATGTACGGACACGGTAAAATCACAAATTTCCATTTAATCGGCCAGGGATACGATACCAACTGGAGCGCCGGAGAAGTGGTTCTAAATCCGTATATTGCGTCGACCACAATCAAAGATACCGCAGCCGCAGCAGTAACCCTTACACCCGTTGCAACTGCAATTGATGCCGCGGCGGATCGAACCACAACGATAAATCCCGCTGTCGCGATAGGATCTGCAAACGAATACCACGATGGGCAAACCCTGTCGATGAAAGTGGTGAATTCCGGGTCTACCGCATTTGCCGGTGGGGCGAAAGGTGGATTTAACGTGTATGCTGACATCGAACATTTGGCCGGATCTTAAGGAGATAGAATATGCCACCAAAAGTTATACCTGTCTCCGCATCGTTACGGCTTGGTGTCCTAAACCATTTCGACGAATTGTACAGACACAAAAAGCCGAACGTAGACGCCGAACTTGCAGAGCAATGTAAAGAAATCAAGATCTCTGCTAGAACGGCGGAATTCCCGGTCAAGACGGCTACTCCCGTGCCGGTGTATTGGGGATTCAATCAACCGAGGACGCATCAAACCTTAGAAGACAAATATCTTCCTTGCACGTACCGCAACTGGGATATCACAATCCCGTGGAATCGTTACGACGAAGGCGACGATCAACTGGGTGATCTGCGAACGCATGTAGAGATGAGCGTTGATAATTTTCTCGATCTACCGCATGATTTTATGGTCGATTATCTGTCGGCCACACCGACAAAATTGCCCTCGATTTCTAACGCAATTGATGGTGCGGCTTTGTTTTCGGCCACCGATGGCGCGGGATCGAATCGTTTCGGGGTCTCGGGAGGAAATATCATTTCGAGTACCGGCTATACAGTCGCGTCGATCCAGAAAGATATCTGGACGATTCTGCAGCGCTTCCGTGATTTCAACAACACCAACGGCCGACCGTTTTTTGGCCGGAAGGAAGTCGACCAAACCAAGTTACTGTGTTGGTATCCGACGCAATTGGCAGAGCCTTTTGAGAAAATCCGGGACGCCAAACTCGAAAAAACCAATCCGGCGGTCAACACTGCGACGTCAAACATTCTGCACGAAAAAATCCGTGTCAAAAACGATCCGTTACTTTCCACGTCGAGCAACGATTGGTATTGCCAGCTAATCCATCCGTATCATAAGCCCTTCGGGAAAGTGGTTCGGTACGACGTCACGCAACAGATCGCCGACGAGACCAATAGTGACGAATGCCGCGAAAAAGGCCAAAGGGCCCTCTATGCGGAGTGTTCTCAGGACATGATTCCGTTCTCCCCGTACTGTATTATCAAAGTTTCGGCGTAAGCGCAAAAACTCTTACGCCGCGCTTTTTAGGATTTTTTTAGGATTTTTTTAGGATGAGTACTTATACGATTTCAGCCCCTCCAAGTTACAAGGAGGTTTCTGCGCTTCCCGACAAACGAAAACCGGCAGTTTTGCCACAACCCAAACCGGACGAAAAAGTACATGATTGGGCGTTGCGATTGATCGAGGATTGTCCGTGCGAAAACGTGACAATTTTCGGCTTCAACATTCCGAAATTCATGCAGGACCCGGATTCGTTTCTTATGAAAAATAGGGGTGTCCCGTTCCCACTACGCATTCTGAGACGAGAGCTTTCGCAGAGCCAAGTGGAAGCGATTTGGGAACGGGCGAAGATCACGCCTATTCACCGTGATGCAAAACCAGATCCTGAAGACGGCAAAAAAATGTTGCCCGAAATCAACGGATGGGCGTCGGACTGGCTCATCATAAAACGGGTCGAGCCGGAAACACAAGCCGCCGATTTGCCAGGAATTCATAACCGCCTGTACGGCGAAAATGACGGAATTCCAGAAGATGAGGCCCTGAAAGGAGAAATCCTCGATCAGTTGACCGGCGATCCATCCGGAGGCGCGGAACTCGCCGAAGGGAAAAAGCCGAAAAAAGGAAAGAAATAAGTGGCCTTAAGCGATGAAATTCAGACAAGACTTGGCCAAACAGAACTTGTCAAATTAACAGCTGATGACGGCGGAACAACGGTCAACACAACAAAGTTGGCTGCAGCGATCGCGGACGCCGAAGGGCATTTTGGCTTATTGGTCGGGTTATCTCCGGATATAACGATCGCGAGCCATCTGGCCGCGATGTACCATGGTACGATTGCGTATCTGCACTCGTACCGTCAACGAAGCCCTGAACACACAAAATCCCTATTCGATCGATTCGAGTTTTTTTGCAAGGCCGCTCGAAAAATATATTCGGTGTCGCCGCAAACCAATTCGAAATATACGCCATCTGAAGAGAGTACAGGCGCTCTGCCGGACATGGACCCGACCGGGCCACTGTCGAATATGTCTTTTTCCACGAGAAAACGAGCGTCCGTCTCTGAGTTAAGCCAGCCTCGGGAGTAGAAAAAATGGCTGATTATGACATTTATTACCAAAATCAAAAAATCGGACCGAAAACATTATCTTTCGGAGCAGCAGATACGTCGAAAACATTTACGGTTGTGGGTCATGCTGGAGAATTGGGATACGGTGTAATCCGAAAAATCGTGCTAAATTTGCCAGATTGGACAAACACGGTATCCGCAACGATCGCCATAACAAATGAGGACGGTGACACTCTATATAGCGTGGCGACTCTCGCACAAAATACGTGTCACTATAAAGATGACGTGTATGTTGTCGTTGCCGACACATGTACGATTACCGTAACTCTTTCGGGTGTCCCGGGTGGCTCGGGTGGTGATGCGACGGTGACCCTATATTCGGGGGTATATTGATGCCAACCGCACCGACAAAAGCGCAACTTTGGAATCAATTAGCCGAACAATGCTGGCTATTGCAAAATTTTTATAACTATGCGCGCGAAACGTTCCTTGAAGACGATGCGAACGTAAAATCTGCTAATTTCGGCAATCATTCGTTTGTTACGGAGGGACGACTGGCGTCGATCCGCTCTCAACTAATCGGCGTCAAAGAGGAGGCAGCGCAATTGTTGGCGCCGCTAATCGATTCACTGGCGCGCAACGGTTACGAATCGAACTCCCGCACAACGGCTGCCCAATTGATTGATATCTACGAGGCGATGGAAGCTGCTTCGGAGACAATTCAAAGTCGATGTATGACTTTTTCGAACGAGTCAACCGGGCTGGGAGACGCTGACGGCAGCAACAATGGCACAGGAAAATTGTATCGTCTGACGAAAGACCACAATAATCACGATCTTGAGGGCGGCCCATTTTTCGGTCCGAAAATCTGTGAGTGCATGGAGGATCGATCTACAAATGCTATCGCCGGTCGGGAAGAGTGGGCGCTGGGTGGATATGGCCTCATCCCTCACGATGTGCTTGACTCGGGAGAAACGTCACAGGACCTACTAACGTTATATTCTCATCGAGCTCTTGACGGCATGATACCGAATGCCACCTTCGATAATCATTCGGCAACTGTAGACTCGGCGCTAACCAGCGCTGATCAGTTGGGCACGTGGTCGATCGGCGATTACACAAAGTGTCAGATAACGCAATCAGAATATTATCGGCGTACTGACGGGCAGACTTACGGAAACGCGCTGAGGTTCACCGACAACAACACAATATATATGTTTCCTGCTGACCAGGGAGCAAATATTGACAAAGATTATCCGGTTTTTGTTATTGTGCGATATTATCGCGAATCGAGTTGTGACGGGACGCTGAGCGTAACGCTGGGTGATTCGGATGTCAGCGTTGATTTGTCGACGAAATCAAACGAGGCGTGGTTCGACCTTCCGCTTGGCGTCGCTGACGATTACGAGGGAGCCTGGTACGACAATTTCAAAGATGATTACATCGGGCAAGGATTAAGGTTATTAATTCAGCTCGCATCCAATACGACCGGAACGCTGCTTATTGACGAGATAATTTTCGCTCAACCTGCATTTTACGCGGGTGACGGCCTGTACTATCTTATGACTGCTGGCGCTACGGAGTTTCAGACGCGCGATTTTTTTCTTTTCGAAGACGATGCGACTGGCAATGCCGGGATAATGCAGTTTTGGCTGTCTCATGCGTTTGGCCGGTATTTCCCGCATGACGCGACCCTGGGGTCGGAAGTGCTATCAGAAACAGCGTTTGCAACGCATGCGAACTGGGATGTTACGGGTGACTTTGACGACTCTGGCGGAAATGCAACCTATACGCACAGCACCGGATCTGGCACGCTCACGCAGGAATCGGCAGATTTCGCGACATCCGTAACTGCAAACAAATTCTATGCATTTTCATACGATGTGGATACCGCATCATCGGTACCGACCGTGACCCTAAAAAAGGGCTTATTTCGAAAAGATTACACCCTCGATGTTTCCTCGACCGGAACGCATACGATATACGTACAGGTGGCAGATATTGTCGCGAACCGTAATTTCATCATTGAGGCCGAAAGTGATGGCGCTTGCTCGTTTGTGTTAGACGATTTTACGCTAAAACCTGTCGGATCTCCAACATATTCGGACATCCCCACATAATGGACGAAATAGAAACCAAAATTGATGTCCCTCGCGAGCCAACGCCCGATGAGCAGGAAAAAATCGATCAACTACTGGCGACAGAGCTTGAGCGTCGGGTAAAGGAACGGTTTGCGAACCAGGGTTTTTGGTCGTGGCAGGAACGGGCTGTTCCTAATATTTTTGGCATTATAAAAGATCTTAACGTCGGATCGGACATTGACGCAAAAAAAAGACGCTGGACATCAAAAGGAACGGGTGTTGACACCGGAGCGCTGAAAAATTCAATATCAATAACCGCCAAGGGGAATGGGGAATTTGTCTTTTCTTGCCTCGATTATGGAAGAAAATTTCACGAAGGAGGTTCCGGTAGAGTTCCATTTGGATCTGCATTCAGAAAAAATTTGTACAAGTGGTACAAAAAGAAAAAAAATAAAGAAAAACGTAGCCTTCTCGCGTGGCTTTTCGGATATTCAAAAAAACATTCGATATACGAAATAGAGACACCTGCAAGATCACTTGTCGAAGAGGAAGACGTTATTGAGGTCGCGAACGCCGCATATAAAGAGATCCTGCAATGAGCAACCCAAATTGCGACGAAGTTTTGCGCCAGCCGGGTTATCTTTGGTGGAATCCGACCGCCCTGGATGCCGAGGAAAACTACGGAACGCGATTGGGGTTTGCGAAAAAAGGCGTGAAATTTCAGCCTCGTTTTGATGTTTTGTCGGCGCCTGGGATGGAATATGGCAACGAGCCGGTAATTCAAATTTTTGCTGGTATGGCCGGTAGAATTTTTGCGGAAATCCGCAATTGGAACGTGACTGTTTTGGGGCGCGCCTTCCCCGGCCTGATATCGTCTAATGCCCTACAATTTCCTGGATCTCTCTACGCTGGCACGCGCATGGACTCGGATACGTACTGCAAGCCCCTTCTGTTCATGCCAGAAGCGGGCGGGGCGGATAACAATATTGTGTTGTTTCAAAAGGCTCGTCCCGGCATGGCGGATCTGGCAGCCGCTATTTTTTTTGCCAACAAAGAAAATTCGACATTTCCTCTCGTATTTGACGCGATCCGCGCTGACGGTTCTGATATTTATCGATCGATTTATGTGGGTCCTGTGTCGGGAGCGGCGTTAGTATGAAATCGTTTCTGCGCCCAGAAATAAAAATAGAGGATAATGAGACCAGAAAATTCGTTCTGAAAGACATGGTTATGTTTTGCATGGCTGGAGGCATGATTACAATCGAAGACTGGAACGATCTCCCAAAAGAGGAAAAAAAATTGATGATCATTGCCCGCAACTCTCCGGCTTTGGCAGAACAGGTGATGCATGAGGTTTTATCCGAATGACACCCTACGAGCTATTTGTCTACCTCGAAACGCAGTTAAAGGCGCTAACGTGGACCGGCGGTAGCAACAAAATTTTCGGAGATAACGGTGTTTATATCGCGCCGAATTTTACGTTGGATCAGATCAATCGTCTCCCCTGCCCGTCAATAATTTTGAACGATGGGGGCGGAGAAGCAGACGAAGAGAACACCCTGATTTTCAATCAAACAATCGAGGCCGTTATTTTCGTGGACCATCGCGGAGATGTTTACGGGCGCTCCGCCTTGATGGGCGGCAACAGGGCCGATGCAACGGCTTCGCCGGGAGCAGGATTGCATCAAATTGAAATCGAGGTGCTTCGCGAGTTCAAAAACAAACAGAAGCCGAATGTAAACATTTCTCTAAGATGGAAAGGCGCCGCGTCTCCCGTCCCAATTAGCGGGACGAATACCATGATTTATCGGACATATCGATTCCAAACGCAAATTCATCTGTATTCGTAGGATGATAAAATGGGCGATTTTAACATTAAGATAAAGGTTGACGCAAACGGAAATCCTGTCGGGGTCTCAATCCCTGGCGCTGGAGCTGGTGCGGGGATGGCCGTTGGCCAGGTCACATCCCAAACAAGAAAAGAGGCGAAAGAGCTTAAATTCGACATGCAGTCTATCATGACCGAATCAATCCGCACGATGGGCCAGGTATTCCGTGAACGCAACATGGGCTCAGGCCAAACAGGGGCAAACATGACTGCGCTCGGGATTGGGCAAGGTGTCGCCCAACAGGCCGCAAGTATGGGCGTTGCATCAGGGAATCCATATCTTGCCGCCGGAGGAATGGCCGTGTCCGAAGGGCTGGGGATTATGAAACAAATTCTCGGAGAAGTGTCGGCGATGCCGAAAATGAAAGCAACACAGCAGGTAGAGCAAGTTGCGGCACAATACGCCCTGGCCGGATCTCCGCTCGATACAAAAACGCTGCAAAAATTATTAGATCGCGCCTATGCTGTTGAAAAATCAATACAGCAACAGCAGTACATTGTGCGTGGTCAGGCTGGAAGCCGGACAGACGAGTACCGCTCAAAAGGCTATAGCGAGTGGGGAGCTAGATGGAAAGCGGCGAATGAATACGTCCTAGATTGGGTTTTGTGGCGTGACAATGAGAGAGATCTGCAGGTCCGGCGTGACAAATCGTCGGCGCAGCGCCGAACGGCAGGAGATTAGATGGTCCAGCGACTAATTACAGCAACATATAATTCTCAAGCGTTAGCCGAATTGATAGATAAATTCTCGCTCGTAGAGACGTATGACAAAATTACGTTTTCGTGCGATTTTATTGTCACGTCTGACACGCCCGACAATCTTGTTTCCGCATGCACAACGCTAGAAGCCGCCCTTCGCGAGCCAAACAAAGACCTTGTTATCACACTCGGATCTGGCACAGAATATAATTTCTCGCATTCGAGCAACACCGGAATGTTGGGCGAGCCGCAATTATCCGTTGTTCCAAGCCAGTTTCAGCTTGCGGTATCTAGGCATTATAATTGGTCTATTACGTTCGAACGACCTGCAGATCAATCAGGCCAGGGTTACAGAAGAGACGGAAAAATATCTATTGCGAAAGACGAATTCGATATTGTAACCGTTACGGCGTCAGGCACTTATACCGCAGGCTCAACAAATTCGGCGATAGATAATTATGAAGATGGAACGACAGGCGGTCAGGCGTGGGCGTCTTCATTTCTTTCCGGGTTGGGCTCTGGCATTTTCGAGCTACGCGCCGAAGAAACAGAATACGAAAAAGAAAATAAAATTCTCACATTTTCCCTGGTATATAAGGAACGAGAGAAATTTATCGGAGTCGGTTACGATGAGCATGGGAGGAAGACGCTCACGTTTCGCGGGACGTTTGCCGCATCTGGCAGCAATGCGATATCTTTATATACCTCAAATGCAAAAACCTGGGCCGAGGCACAAATATCTGACTGGGGGGCCGAAACGTATGCTCTCACATCCGAAAATGTTGACTACGAACACGATAAGCAGTTTTGTCGCTTCACATTGGTTTACACCGAACTAAAAAAAGATGTCAAAATTTCATATGACATTTTCGGTCGCAAGGAAATTTCCTGCTCAGGCACATATGCTGCGGTGTCCGGAGGAAATAACGCAAAACAGGAATACGACGCCAATGCAAAAACATGGGCTGAGTCAATACTGGCTGAATATGGCGGTGATTACGACCTGACGGCAGAATCAATCGACTACGAAAAAGACAAGCAATTTGTCTATTTTTCCCTGGTATACAAAGAGCAGACCAAAGAAGTCAATGTTGTATACGACGCGGCAAAACGGCGCCGTATAACGTTCAACGGAACATATAGCGATACCGACGTTTTGACGGCCCTGGGGCATTTCGAGTCTGAAGCGGAAAGTTGGGCAGAGGGCATTCTCACGTCAACGTGGGGTGGGGCGACAGAATATGAACTAGTGAACAAAGTCGTAAACTACGAAGACGGCAATACATTCATGTCTTTCACCCTCTCCTATCAGGAGCGCCTATATAACGATTCCTCTGCCGGAGACGACCCAGCCGTACAGGACGCCCAGATAATATATAGCACAAGAAAATCGAATGTTGGCGGCGCAACCCTAGACGGCAACAGGGTTGTAACGCCTGAAGAGAAAGTCGGAATCGTATACAATTGCAAATTAGATAACACTTTGCTAAACAGCGCCGGGAATGCTAGATCAATATATCTCAACAATTGCCGCCCCTGGGTTGTCAGCCATGTAAAAACTGTCCTCGGAATAAAATCGTCGAAATTATTGATCGAGGAAGAAAATTTTCGATGGGCGCCGACAAGTTGTGAAATGTCCGGCGAA